TTCAACATTGAACCTTTTAACATTAAATTGAAAAAAATTCAAGTTTTATTGATTTAACATTAAATTGAATATTTTTCAAGTTTTATTGAATATTTTTCAAGTTTTAATGTTAAATAATCGGACCCCTGACGGTCGGACCACGAACGACTTCCAGACTTGACCTGGGCCTAATGATAGTACAGCGTTAAGGTTAAAATTTTTTCTAATAGCACAGCGTTAAGGTTTTGTAATAGTAGAGCGTTAAGGTCTGGAACAATAGCACAGCGTTAAGGTCTAGAGTTTTTTAGATCGATAGACCATCGGACATAAAAAAGAGAGCCTCATAAGAGACTCTCTTAGATGTGCTTCTAGACACAGTACAGAGTACACAGATTAGTTTGACAGCAGATACTATCCTACCTTTGATGTTCAGGCATCTGCCGACAACACCTTCTTACTTCTAACGAACCTCAGCATCTGTAGATACATCAGTATTTCAGTCTTAAGCTCTTCCTCTCCCCATTGGTCATCATCTACTCTGATGTACGCTTCATCGTCTATCAGAAGAGTCTGCATAGGGTGAGTTGAGTCATGGTATGCCACGAGCCTAGAACTCTTTCCTGACAGCCTCTCAAACGCACCGAGAGCTATCTCTATCACCTGGTCATCTGAACAATGTCTCAGAAGCTCCTGGATAAGCTGGGACCTCTGAGCTTCGCTCTCATAGTGGAACGAAGCACCCATCTCCTCATAACCAACATGTATGTAGGCACTGTCCCCAGATAAACAAGCTGTCCTATCTTTATTCCAAATTTCAAAACTCATTTTCAAAACCAAAATCGAAAACTGAAATCTGAATTCCAAATCTGAAATCTGATTTTGAAAACCAAATCCCAAATCTGAATTCCAAATCTGAAATTCAATTATCGAAACCCTTTCTTATGGCGTCCGTCAAGATGCCTTTGTTTTTTACGATGTAACATTTTGTAGGAGTGCCATATTTACGAGTTCGTGTCGCTCTGTCGATTTCTTCAATGTCCCCTGTGTCAATGAGAGTCTGGATGGTTCTTTTTATCGAATTGGTAGCACCCATCCTATCCTCTTTGAAGGCTTTCAAACCTACAAGTCTTTTGTACAAGAGGCTGTAAGGAACAACTCTATCTGAATGATAGAGTTGAATGCTTGATATACCTGTCGTAGTGCTTGAGAAGCTGCTGTAAGGCTTCATCATAAACTCACCCATAATTCCAATCATCTTGTTTATCTGGGCTTTCTCGGAAGCTGTGTTTCCAACCTCACCTCGGTCGAATCTCAGAGTTATGTTTTCACAGTCGTGAGTTACCAGATTGATTGCCCATTGAGCACAGCTTTCGTCTATGAGCGGTTCATACGGATTGATGCCCACAGCCACTATGGCAGACAGCTTTAAAACCTTGAGGTGTGCTCGATTCCATAGCTCTCGTTTCACCTCGAGGCTTGTGGAGTTTATTTGCTTCCTACAGAACTCTTCGAAATCGAAAAGCAATTTGTTACTTGAAGGATCAAAAGACACTTTCAAAACCGTGTTTTGGGTGTTCAACATGTGGGCGTTTGCACACAGCCCAGCAACCTGATCAATAAGGCTTTGTGACGGCTCCACCTCACCGTGATAGTAATTGAATTTAGGGCGCTTTCCTTTGTACTCGATGTTCAGGAAACGAGGGAGAAATCCATCAGCCACAACATCCTCAGTTAACATATTGTAGAACTTATCAGGGGTACATTCTCCGATGAAAGAGAAAGCAGGGGACTCTATAACTCGAGTGTTGTTAGCTCTGTCGCTGTACACAGACGGTTGAATGGATTTACCTCGTCCTGACTTACCGTAGAGCTGTAGAATCATTCCCTTGAGCCCTACCATATTACCGGATGCAAATTTCGAGATCATCTGTTCCATCAAATGAGCGAACTCTCCCCAGATAGAAACGAAGCTAGTGAAGCCATCGTCCATATATCGAATCAGACCTTGAGGGGACGCTATGTTAGAAGGACCGATGAAGTCTAGAGCAGTGGGTGAGACGAGCTTCACCTCGTTCATGATGGCGCTGATCCCATCGTCTATGGCTTCCTTCCCAATCCCCGTTGTAGCAAGCAACAGATAGTACTGGTTGAGCCCTGTCTTGCTCACGTTGTAAGCTCTGCCCACAATTCCTGACATAAGACCTAGGGCAGCAATCAGAGCTATCTCAGGGACAGGTAGCTTGGCCTGTCGATAGATGAAATTAGCAATCTCTCCAACAAGACCAGGAGGGAAACTATAAACTGAATTTCTAGCTTCAATTTCACTTTCTGTTTTCTCGATTTCGCTGTGGTGGTTTTCGCTATTCAGAGTGACCTGAGCAATGTGGACATTCATCTCTTCTTGTAGATACTCTAAATTGACTGGAGGTAGAATATTATCAAAGCATCGGTTGAGCATATAATCGAGATAGCTCTGCCGTTTAGCTTTGTCTCTTCGACCTAGGTTTGAGCCCAAAAACATCCGAGTGATTTGGCTCTTGGATCGGGTGTAGTAGGCCAGTATATTGATTAAGGCAAAGTCAGCTTCAGAAGCTCCGGCTTCGGGGTCATCAGGGTGAACACTGTCTGGGTAGTATTCGTGCCAATCTCCTCGATATAAATCGAGAAACTTCTGCCCGTTCTTAGCATCGAGAGCTTTGTCGTAAACAGCTCTATCATCATCAATCTCGAAGTATTCGTCGTCCATCACTTGGACTTCGGTCTTGTTTCCACCCAGCTTCTGATAAAGTTTGATTAACTCGTCTTGACAAGATAAAATGTTTACAGTTCTAAACGGATTTCCGCTCATCGTCATATAGCGAGCTTTCGAGTAAAGCTCTATCTTGTTTCGTCGTCGTCCTTTAGGAATCTCCCCTTTAATGATGATATGGAGCCCTTTACCGCTAGGAGAGATTTCAGCGTAGCTCGGGAAATTCTTGAAGATAGCTTCTTGAGCTTGGACGATGCTCAAATCTCCGTTCGGGTCGTCCAGGTCGATAAATGCGTAAGGGTCTTGTTCAGATAGAACAAAACCGACTCCTGCGAAACCGTAAGCTGCTACATAAGCACAAGCCTCTTCATAAGATGCCCAATCGGACGGATCGACTGAACTAGCCAGCCTGCCTGTGATTGGACTGTGGGGATGTTTATTTGTGCGGTCTCCGTTGCGACCCCAAACCACCCAGCTTCTATATGCTCGCATTTCTTCCGGTACGGACGTAGAAACGCTTGGTATCATACCTCTAAGGTGTTACCGCTCAAGTGTTGATAAAGAGTTTCGATTCTTACTACACTAGGCTCTTTAATATTGCCTAATTGGAGGGCTCTTAACCATCCTTGAGGAATCTTAGTTTCCGCCGAAAGCTGTCTATAAGACGACCCGTGAGGGCGAGCTTTCATGAGACGAATAGTCTCTGCCATTAGTTCGGATTTCATTTAATTGTTCTCCTTGAGATTTTCACCTTACCTTTAAGGAACGACAAATGTCAAGAATTCAAAACACATTTTTGAAAATTAAAAACTATTTTTGAAATTGTATTGACACAAGCTCGAGATGTCTTTATGGTGGTGGAACATCGACTTGGCGGAAATGATAAACGCGGTTCCGAGAGCTGGTATTAACGTGATACTTTGCGGGTTGAAATCCTGCAGTCGGTGTATTTATGTGGTTGGAAGTTCTGTCTGGAGGAACGTTTGCGTAAAGCAAAAGGACGTTGGTTCAAATCCAACCCACCACACCACATAGTTCAGTAGCTCAACGGTTAGAGCACCTCGCTCATAACGAGTAGGTTGTCAGTTCGATTCTGACCTGGACTACCAAAAGGAGAAATAAATGAAGATTGAGTTTGATTGTGACTGGCGAGAAATTGTTTTATATATTTCGTTACCTTTTCTGTCAAGCCTAATGGTGTGGTTAGCGATGGGATGGATATGAACATCAAGAGCCTAGAACCTATAGAGCCTAAACCCATAGCACCTGAAGGTAGATACCGCATAAAACTGGTCTATTACTCAGGAGTGATATGGGGAATAATCCAAGAAGGACCTTACAAAGATTACTATGACAGATTGGACCAAGAACAATGAATTCTAGAGATTTAGTCCCTTTGGGACAATTAGCAGCTAGGCGCGGGGCGAAAGTGCTCCTATACGGCCCTCCCGGTACAGCTAAGACCCCTATGATGTCCAAACTGAACGAGGCTTGCGCTTTGGTCTGCGAGACAGGACTCAGCTCTGTCAGAGATGTTACCCATATGCCTTCTTGGGGAGCTTACGACTTCCCACAAATAGACCAGTTTAGAAAATGGTGGACCAGCCCTAAATCGACAGATGTCCGACAGTTCAAAACTTTGGCCATTGACAGTTTGACGGCTCTGTGTGACATTGTTCTCAAGCATTTCAAAAGCACCAACAAGCACGGTCTCAAGGCATACGGAGAGATGCGAGACTGGGTTATGGATTTCATCCAAGAGCTTTGTAAAATGGAAAACATGAATGTAATTTTCATTTGCCAAATGACAGTCGAAGAGAAGACATCGTTTTCACAAGGGATATTAGGTCCACAAGACAGTAAGCCTTACAACAGACCTCTGTTCCCAGGGAAGAAACTAGAAAGGCAGATACCCCATGAAATAGACGAAATATGGTTCGTAGACAACATCAAATGGCCAAACGGTTATTTTGGACCAGCAATAATGACAGTAGACACCGGAGCAGCTTTGGCTCGCTCTCGTTCGATAATCAAACTAGACCCGATTGAACCCCCAGACCTCACCTATCTTTTACATAAAATAAACCAATAAGGAAAAACAAATGCAATTAGGCTTTCAATTTAACGCAGCAGAACACGATCCGTCACAAGGCGCAGGCCAGCTACCTGAAGGGACTCACTTGGTCCAGGCTATCTCAGCAGAGTTCAAACAGTCCCAAAACAACCCAGCTAACGCCTATTTATCTCTTTCTCTCAGAATCCTAGAAGGACCTATGACAGGAGCCACAGGTCCAAAGAGATTCAATCTGAGAAACGAGAACGCCACATCACAAGACATAGCTTACAGAGAGCTGTCAGCATTGTGTCACGTTGTCGGTGAGATGATGATCAGCGACACAGATCAGCTTTTGAACAAGCCATTTAAAGTCTTCGTTCAGAAGCAAGTCAAGGATCCGAACTTCACCGAAATCAAAAAGATTTTCGATGTCAACGGAAACGAACCTAGACAAGGGCAAGCTCCCGCACCAGTTCCTCAACAGGCTCAAGCTCCTGCACCAGTTCCTCAGCAGATGCCTCAAGCTCCTCAGCAACAAGCTCCTCCGCAGCAGAACTGGAACGCTCAACAACCAGCCCAGTATCCTCAACAAGGTCAAGCTCCTGCACCTCAACCTGGGCCTGCTCCTCAGTGGCAGCCTCCACAGCAAGCACAAGCTCCTATGCAGCCTCAGCAGCCAGTAGGAATGCCTCCTGCTCCAGGTCCTATGGTAGGAGCACCACCTCCAGGACAACAAGCAACAGGGCCTGCTTGGTTTACACCCCCAGGGTAACAAAAAAGACCCCCGTTTCGGCGGGGGTCTTATCTTGAGAAGTAGATGGAGCAAGGAGAACAAATGCAGAACATCAACGAAGTTATCTTAACTAAGATAGATATGCACTGTCAAGACAAATCAGCAGCAGAGCCTCCTAGAACTCATCTAGGTGCTTCTATGATAGGTCAGGAGTGTGTCAGAGCCTCTTGGTATAACTTCCGCTGGGCCAAGCAAGAGGAGTTCAGTGGACGGATTCTCAGGCTGTTTGAGCGAGGCCATCTCGAAGAGTTCCGTTTTGTGGAATATCTCAGAGGAATCGGCCTGCTGGTCAAAGACGAGGACGATAACGGGAAACAATTTCGAATCTCTGGAGTGATGGGTCATTTTGGAGGAAGCTGTGACGGCTTCGTTTGGTTCCCTCCAGGCTTCCCTGGATTACCTCTAGGGTTTGATAGTAATAAAGCTGTATTAACAGAATATAAAACATCGTCAGATAAGTTGTTCAAGAAATTGGAGAAAGAGGGTGTAGCCAAAGCCAAGCCTCAGCACAAGTCCCAGATGGATGTCTATGGTCTGAAGTTCGGCTGTGAGTATGCTCTCTATATAGCGGTCAATAAAAACACAGACGCTCTTTACATCGAGTTCTACAAGATAGATGTGTACAACGGCCAAGCGATGCTCAAGAGAGCTGAGATGGTGATAAAATACAGGTCTCCTCCTGATAGAATCTCAAATGACGTTTCGTTTTGGAAATGTAGATTTTGCAATTACAAACCCATCTGTCACGGGAACGAAAAGATGGAAGTGAACTGCCGATCCTGCGTCTATGCTAAACCCATAGAAGACAAGAAATGGCGCTGCGACTACCACAAGATAGAGCTTCCTAAAGAGAACATACCTCTGGGTTGTCGGGATTGGGTTTCGATAGATTAATATGTTCACCCTACGACCATATCAAGACGACGCAGTTGATGCTGTGGACGAATACTTTAGCACTCATCAGACAGGCAATCCTGTGTTAGCACTGCCCACAGGCAGTGGGAAGTCTCTCATCATCGCTGAATTGATTCGTAAGATTCTTTTAAGATGGCCTGGTCAGCGAATTTTAATGATGACCCATGTTAAAGAATTGATAGACCAGAACGGACAGAAGCTTTTGTCACAATGGCCCCAAGCGCCTTTGGGGATATTCTCAGCAGGTCTCGGGAAGAAAGAACCTCATTATCCTATCGTTTACGCTGGGATTCAAAGCGTCTCGAGATACCTAGCGAAGAACCGTCGAGGGTTGGGTATGAGACATCTGGTCATAATCGACGAGTGCCATCTCCTGAGCCCTAGTAATGAGACTCAATATAACGAAACCATCAACATCTTAAAAGAGACAAACCCTCAACTCAGAGTGATAGGGCTCACAGCTACACCCTACAGAATGAAGTCAGGTCTTTTAACCGATGGAGATGGGATATTTGATGATATAGCTTTTGATTTATGTTCTCTTGAAAACTTCAATAAGTTGATAAAGGACGGGTATTTGTGTCCCCTCATACCCAAGCAACCTGACCTGCTGTTCGATACGTCCAAAGTGAAGCTGTTGGGAGGGGAGTTCAACGGCAAAGCTCTACAACAAACCGTAGATACTGAAGACAACAACCAGAGAGCTGTCAGGGAGATGATAGCTCAAGGGCGAGACCGTCGTTCCTGGTTAATATTCGCTTCCGGTATAGAACACGCTGAGAATGTCTGCACCGTCTTAAAGAGCTACGGAATCAGCGCAGCCACGAGTCACAGCAAACTAGACCCTAAAGAGAACGATAGGCGCATAGCAGCCTTCAAGAACTTCGAGATAAGAGCGATAGTCAACAACAACAAATTGACCACAGGGTTCGACCATCCGGGCATAGACCTGATAGGAATGATGCGTCCAACAAAGTCAGCTAGTTTGTGGGTACAGATGCTAGGACGCGGACTAAGACCTTTTCCTGGAAAGAAGAACTGCCTGGCTCTAGACTTTGCCGGTAATACGCTGCGATTGGGGCCTATAAACGACCCTGTGATTCCTACTGGACGGACGCGCAGTCAAACTCCAGGAGAGGCTCCTGTGAAGGTCTGTCCTCATTGTGGTATGTACAACCACGCATCAGCTAGAGTCTGTCTTTGTTGTGACGAAGAATTCCCCAGAAGAGACCACCTGAACCCGACAGCAAGCACTCACGACCTCATAAGAGGAGATGAGGGCTCTACTCTGGCTGAAATGTTAGAAGAGATCGAAACCCCAACCATAAAAGAATATAAGGTCCAATATGTAAACTATCACAAATACCAAAAATCAAATACTAGAGCAGCCATACCAACAATGAGGGTCAGTTACTATTGTGAAATGAACAAAGTTTTTCGCGAATGGGTATGCTTCGATCATGTTGGTAGGATGCGACAAAAAGCAGAGCATTGGTGGTTACGCAGAACTGGTCAAAACGAAGCCCCTCCAAACGTAGAGGCTGCTGTTTACTGGGCTCCTCAATGCGCCCCCGCACCTACCACAATCTGCGTCAGAGAAACAAACAAGACATCCCCACAAATTGTGGATGTTATTTACTAAGGAGACGAAATGGCAAAATCGAAAAAAGAGGGGGTGTCCTACTTCTCACCCAAATCAGGTAAGAGAAGATCGTGGACGCCTTCTAAAAAAGAGCCGCTCAAAGAAGCTGTTGACGTACTATCAAAACTCAAAACAAAAACCATAAACCTGTGCGATAATTCTCTTTTCGCACAAACCCTCGATTGTGGTATTCAGTTTAATTTACCAGAGAGTGTCCCTATAGGAGTGAGGGCTCAAGTTGACACCAAAGAGTTCAAGAGAATATCCCAAACCATCGAGGGTCCGTTCCAAATATCTGTGTCCGATTCACACGGCCAGCTACGCTTCACCTGGGGCGAAGGTAACGAGAGCTACATCGACTTCACAGAGATGGAAACTTGTCACGCTAGTGGTATGGGCCAAGAGATAAGAGTCTTCGATGATGACGACTTCCCTTCAGTGCTCCTCGCAGGAGGCTCTGCGTCTGATTCTAAACCCGAGTTCAAGTCTTTTGGGATGGTCCACTATGACGGCAACAATGTGGTCTCAAGCGACAACACAATGATGTGTTGTAGCAGCTATGTCGAAGAAGGGGCTGTTTTCACCCTAGGAGCTGATGCTTTTGATGTGTGGGTAAAGCTCAATCTTCCTATGAAGTATCTCATAGCTTATGAGAACGGCGTAAAGCTGATGCTGCAAGATTCGGCTGTTATTGTTTGGGACAATAGCAACTGGGTAGGCAGTGGATTTATCAAAATCGTTGAAGATAAAATAAGCAGCTTTAAAGAAGAGATCAAGCTGTACCCCGCTATTGAAATTCCCGCTAAAGCCTGGTCAGCTCTAAAAAACATCAAAAACTGCGAAGAGGTCTATTTCAAAAACGGCGAGTTCGGGGTAAAAGGGTCTACAAATTTACAATTCAAACGAGATTGGAAACTTTTTCAATCAGACGAAGAAATATTCGTCATCAAAACCAAAGAATTTTTCAGACTCAAACCTCTGGTGATCGAGAATTCTAAGTTTTATTTCGTCCGAATCGAAAAAGAAAGCCACTATCAGTGCTATCTAGTGGTCAAGACCGACCCTGACCCCGACATCGACGAAATTATTGTGGTAGGCGGAGTCTCAGTCATGAAAGGAAACACAAGTGAAGTTTAAGTTTTTATCACCGGAAGAATGGCAGGCTCTGCCTCCAGGACAGGAGCTAGTTTTTGATATTGAAATTTTCAGAAACTTCCTCTTCATAGCTTTTAAAGTTGTGGGCACGAACGACGTTATCGTCTTTTCAGCAGATGAGAATTACAAGCTGAACGCTGAATGGCTTTCTTGGTTTGTACACCGACACAAGCTGATAGGCTTCAACAGTCAGAATTTCGATATGTTGATACTCACATACGCAATCTCAGGAGCTGATGTGGCTCACGTTCACGAAGTCTGTAGCAAGATCATCAAAGACGATTTGAGAGGCTTCGAGTTCTACAAAGAATACAAGTTAAAACAATTGAAAATCTACCATACAGACTTGATGCAGGTCTGTCCTCTCAAAGGAGGCTTGAAACTTTACGGGGCTCGTCTTCACGCGCATAGCATTGAGGAGATGCCCACAAATCCTGCTAACTTCCTCACGGCGGAAGACAAAAATTCAGTAGGTATGTATTGCGTCAATGACTTGGAGCTGACCGAACTCATCGCGGTGAATCTCAAGGAGCAGCTCGATCTCAGAGAGCAAATGTCGAATCAATATGGGATTGACCTTATGTCGTCTTCTGATGCTCAAATTGCTGAAAAAGTAGTGACGGCTGAAATGAAGAAAGTGATCAGCTCTATCAACAAACCTCATATTGCTCCCGGCTTCGCTTTCCAATACGACCCTCCTGAATGGATTATGTTCTCCTCAGAGCCTCTCCAGGAGCTGTTACAGGACATCAAGGAAGCCAGCTTTATCGTCAACGATAAAGGCTATCCTAAGCTTCCTGAGACGCTAGAGGACCGCAAGATTAGAATAGGCGAACAAGTCTACAAGATAGGTTTAGGGGGCTTACACAGCACCGAGAAAAGCCAAGCTGTGCGAGCAGGAGAAGGCTCTTATCTAGTAGATGTTGATGTCGCCAGTTATTACCCCGCGATAATCCTGAACAATAAGTTTTACCCTGAGCATCTAGGAGAAGGTTTTCTCCAGGTTTATCAGAGCTTGGTTACTCGAAGACTAGAAGCTAAGAAGACCAAGAGCCCTGAAGCAGACAGCTTAAAAATCACAATCAATGGTACTTTTGGTAAGTTTGGTAACAAATGGTCAACAGTTTATTCACCAAAGCTTTTGGTCCAGGTCACGCTGACAGGACAGCTCGCTCTTTTGATGCTCATCGAATGTGCAGAAATGAACGGTATTGAGGTGGTAAGCGCCAACACGGACGGCATCGTGTTCTATCCGAAGAATGATGGACAGCTCGCCCAACTTCACGGGGTTGTTGCTCAATGGGGCGCTCACACTGGATTCGATACCGAGGAGAATCACTACACAGCTTTGTACAGCAGAGATGTTAACAATTACATCGCTTTTAAATCCGGCGAGGAGCCCAAAACTAAAGGGACGTACTCGATTCCAAAAGGCATTTTCAGATTTCACAAAAACCCAGATTGTGCGATTGTAACCAAAGCCCTTATTGCTTACTTAGAATGCGGAACACCTGTCAGAGAAACGATAGAGGCTTGTGTTGATATTCGAGAGTTTCTCATTGTCAGGATGGTCAGAGGTGGAGCGGTCTTCACTCAAGAGGAGATCGGCAAGACCGTTCGATGGTATTACAGCCGCTACAACAAAGAGCACGAAATTGAGTATAAGGATTCTGGGAATAAAGTCCCCAGGTCTATGGGTGCCAGACCTCTCCAGGAGCTGCCTGAGACGTTCCCTGAAGACGTAGACCTTGAGATATACATCCAAGACGCTCAAGAGGCTCTGTTCGACATAGGAGCCATTGAGAAGTTCAACCCTAATTGTCAAATCTTTAATAAAGAGGAGCTTGACCTTATCAAATCTTTGTGATATATTGAATTTGTCATTAGGATGTTCATTCATCACAGCCCCTCGGAAGCAATCGCTGGTCCGGGGGGCTTTTTTGTGTTAAGGTGAGACTTCCTCAACAGTTTGTCAAAACACACTAAGCTTCGAACTGTGTTCCAGTTAGGAGCTTTTTTATTGCCATCAAAAAAGCCGCTTGGAGCTGACACTCCCTACGGCCCGGTTCAGGGTGGAACTCCCCTTCTCCGTATCACATCCAACACTCCCGATGCACCAGGAGGCCAGCGGAACTCCTATGTGCTGATTTCGAATCTTATCGGTATGCTGTAAGCATTATTAGGTAGCTTCGCCGACAACAAGCCGATCAAAACCTGACCATTATCAAAATTATCAATATCTATAAGCTTTGATGTTCCGCTAGTGGTTGTGTCCTCTGAAGAAAATATTCCACTTTTGAGACCTGTCATCCGTATCAAATAGGTTATTCCAGTTTCAAAGTATCCTGAGTCAGCATCTTCCAGGTAGCTGTAAAGTCGATAGTCCTTACGGCTCCTAGGCTTCCAAGACAAGGTGAAGTCTTCATCAAAGTACGGTGAGAACTCGCTTCGAGCGACCGAGTTAAACTCCAACCCTTTAGGAGGTAAAGGCCGTGTTTGTTGGGCTTCTTGACTTAATTCTGTTTGAGCAGATATTCCAGTTATGTCCAAAGAACCTATCGGTGTTTTCGTTGCGATTTTGAAATTCAAATTCTGGTAGGTCAAAGGTAGAGTTGAAGATTCTGACACGCCTGAACCTCGTCTGATAAAATACACTTCTGTATCAGCAGCATAAAATACAGAAGGGGTAGCAAGCAACTGCATATCTGTATTCAGCATTCCCCTGTAAAGGTGGTCGAATTTGACTCTACCTCCGCCTAAGTCTTCAAAACCGATATAACAGACGATTTCTCTCCTAAGTAGAAACAAAGAGCTGCCGTCTCTAGCCTCGTCTAGATCTGCGTTGTCAACAAGATTGTCAATTTCGTCGGCAGTGAGGTTATAAAGAATCATACCTGCTGATGTACTTTCTCCACTGAATGCTCCATTAGTTGACAGAGAACTGTCCCAATAACTCTCTAACAGTCCCATCCCCATATAAGGCTGATTCGTCATAATTGGTTTGAACTTAGTATCCATTTCATCAGGAGCTAAATAGAAATCGAATGCTATTGATGATTCATTAGGGGCTTTAGCTAGAATCATAGGTTTATATACGCTCTCATATTGTTCGAGAATATCGTCTGTGATTTCATCAGTGTCTGAAATCAGGAAAAGAGGTGGGTCATATACATTAAAATCGACAGTTTCGGAAGCGCCCAAGTCGATGTTCTGATGAGATGTTTCTACTGGAAATTCGAAGCTAATTAAGTCCTCAGCGTATTTATCTTGTACCGCTTCTATGGTTATCGTATTATTCGTTAAAGAGCCTAGATCGATTTCAATAACTCGCATTATAGCATCGGTCATTCCATAAGCTGCCCAGTTGAGCTTAAACACATCCCCTGGTCTCAAATCCTTTGCAATACGGTTGGTCGAGATTCTACATTTCAGCAGAGGGCTCGATAGAAGCTCAAGCTCCCTGGCACCTAGCAATCTTGCTAGAGCATCGTCCTTAACTCCAGGGAAGGTCACAGAGGTGCTTCTGACCGACCCTGTGTACTTGATGTTCCCGTGGTCTTGAGCAAGAACGACTTGGCTTTGATAGTTGTTGCTTCTGCTTTGATAGTTGACTCGAACTTGGTTGAACGTATTCTCCCAAGTTGTGCGCCCGAAATCTTTTAATTCTTCTACGTTAGATTCGTCTAAAACCAGTAACGTGCCCACATCATAATCATCACGAATAAGATTGACTCTGAATTTCTCATCAACAGGGTCTTGATACAGAATGCCGTCAGCTACCCTCATACACTCTTCTATAACCTTCTTGGCTTGTTGCTCCTTGCTCACTACCATCGACATTCCAAAACCCTCACCGTGGAGCGTCTGAGCGGCTGCTTGAAAGTTGGTTGTATCTATTAGAGCAGGGTCTATACCCAAGCATCCAAACTTCTGGGTCAGAATGGTATAGATGATTTCCATCGGATTGGTGTCTTGATCGTTAGCCATAGTGGTGTAAGAACCGCCTAGATTGTTGCTCAAGTTCTTGACCACGAATGTGAAACGAGGAGGTACTGGATTGTCATCGCCTATGTAAAATTGAACGAAAACGCAGTGGCATATACCAGGCATCGCTGAGTATTTCTCAACAGCAGCACCTGACTGGAAATGGGCTCCTCCTGTAGTGGAAGGAGTGCTGATGAAAGGGGATACTATTTGGTCAAAATTACCAGGGAAGAATTCGAGCCCTCCTCCTATGTCGAGAAAGCCTTGAATGGAGATATTAGCCCAAGGTCCTACTCCTCCGACCTCATCACCTCCACGACCGTCCCATACGACAGCCCCGCCTTCTTTCTTAATCTGTTCAAGGACGATATTAGGACCAAGACAAATACCAAGGTCGAAACCTATCAAGTAGCGATAAGATTCAACTACCAAAGTACTCGAAAACAAGCCCGTCCGCTGCTCGGTATAGTTACCTAAAGGTTGAAACTTCCCGTACCAAAGAACAATAGGAGCTTTCTGTTCACATGTTCCAAAAACCAAAGGAACGGCGTCTCCATATTTGGAGGTAGGAAAAGCGTTATCCCCAAGACCGTTCCAGCGAGCATCTTCGACTTCTGTTTTAGGAGCTGATCCAGCAGCCGTCACGGCCAAAAGTAAAGAAGCTACTGCTATAATTGCAATCCACATTATGTGATACCTACCTGAAAAATATTTTTGTCTTCACCTGGAACAAAATCAAAGCCCCCAAACAGATCAGTGTTGCTGTAACCTGAACAACCGTAGTCAGAATCTCTAACGTGATCGCAGCCTCGGCTTATCTCGACTGTATCACCAATTATAATATCAGAGAATTGATAGTTAACTCGTATACCATCATCGGTAGCACTAACCGCCACTACCGTTCTAGTCTCACCTGTTCTAGTGTTCTTAATTTCACCTTTTCGAAAATCATTATGAGCACCTAAACCAGGGTCACTTGCTGGTAACACAGCATCAACTATCACAAAATCATTGAAAAACGAAGATACGTCTCGGGTTTGATTGTAAGTTGCTTTATCTAACCCACACAACTCATCAAACAGAACGTGATTGCATTGAGGTTGTACATTAATTGTGGGGACGCTTCCATTCAATATACTGACGAAACGAGAGGGACAACTCAGGACAGCGAGGTGTCCTTTGACCGCTATGGTAGAGACTCTACCTACCCAAATAACATAAGAAGTTTGAGTCACTCTATCTATCCGCTTTATTGTTATTTTCAACTCAGGGGGATGAACAGAAAAAGCCCAATCATAAGCTACCTGCTCGGTCGTAGGGATGTTTATTTTCAATTCGTCTTTGCTCGAGTCATGACTTCCTATTTTGATATTTGTCCGTTCAAGTCCGTTTACACTGAGGTAATCGTTACCATCAATATCCCAGTCTTTGATGTCAGATGTGAAATACTCAGTTCCTTGTATGCTTGAAAACTCATAAAGTTCTACGGGTTGTGAATCATCAAGAGTTAGTTCATTAGACATTTTCAGCACTCCTAAAGCTAATGTTTAAAATCGAGTGTAAGCCGTGATGTTCCCAGGATACAGAGTCCCCGTCAAGTCTAGCTGGTATTAAATAAGATATTCTCTCAATATCCACCCATCCTGAAGGTAACGCTGGGGTAAAATAACATCGGGTGTTAGGACCGTCGCTGGCTACACCTGTGACTTCACAGTAATGGTTACCCTGTTCGGTCACAATTTGTAAATAAGTATGAGTAGATTGATTGGAGAATATTCGTTGAGCATATTCAAGCCCTTGTATTAGGAGGTCTGTAGCTTCACTAGCAGGCACCTCAGCAGCTATCAAATCAGGTCTGAATGTGGGCAACCAAAACTTTTTAGATGAGCCTCTACAGTATGACAAGAAGTAGCGCCAGTAATCCAAATCACGCTTCATTGTCACACAATCCCCTGAAGGTGACCTGCTGACCAAATACTGTCTATCCATTTTGATTTTAGGCTCTATCCATTTGTTCAAAAGCTCAACGGAGCCTATAGAATTGTCTATCGTAATCTGACCATCAATCAATATATCTGAAGGTTCATCGTTCGCCATAGGAATGACATCCAAAACAGGAACAGTGTCCCATAACTCTAGAGGTGATGAGGTGTCAGGTCTTATCAACTCATCTCTGCTTCTATTCAACAATCCTTTGATCGAAAACGTGCCCACAGTATTTACAGCCATTCTTTTTAAAGAAACATTATTTTCCATAATCGCGGAGGCTGCTGGGGCAATCAAGCTACCTGAGTTCAGAGTCGAACTCATGTTCGTGGTCATTGTTGAGCCGTCTGTCTCCAGATTAAGGACTTCAAATATCTCTCCGTTAATCAGGACATTCTCCCCGACCCTAATGTCAGTTTGGTCAGGGTCGTAGTATACCCTAGCTGCCCCTGAGTTCGTCTTAGCTGTAGTTTTAGTAGCAAGATGATACTCTGGCAACCAAATTCGATTGCGAGCTGCTATGAGCTGCTCCCAGAGACTGACAACATCTTCAGCCGTGGTTGCTTTCAGCTCCAAGCTCATCATAAAACGCGGAGCTTGTCCTCGAAGAGAGATCCTTTGCTCCGTCCCATCGTAAGCTGTTAGGACATCGGACAACCATTCCCATTCTTCTTTGACGGGAACTTCAGGGATATGACTTATGATTTCCATTATTGAATCAACCTAGCTACAGCGGATCCGTTCTTTTCGATAGCTTCCATTATCAGAACCTCCCCCTCACGCCCTTTGAGAGAGGCTAAAGCAGCCTCCTTGCTCGAAACCATTAGCACAGTAGTGTTTGAGTTCACAACGGGCGCAGGAATGACCTGGGGAGCTTGATTGCTGTTCGCAGGAAGACCTTGAATGGATTGACCGCTTTGGAGGGCACTTAGATTGCCCACACCTATTCGACTGGTTGCTGCTGCATTCATTACGAACTCCTGACCATGAACAACACCAGCTTCCCTATTGCGAGGACCGTTGCCGGTGTAGCCTCCGCTTTGAAATCCTTGTGAACGTATTTGCGCTACGTTAGCAATACCCGCTGCTGTTACTGCTGCCGCTGCGGCGTAGTTCAGAGGGAAAGGGACGGTTGCTAGAGCACTATTAGCTGCTGCAAAAGTATCCATCATAGCCTGGGCGATAGCTGCCGCTTTACCGATAGTGGCGAGCTTCTTGTTGCTTGAATTAGAAAGATTAGCGAGAGCATCCAAGTGAGAACTCCATTTATCTAGCTTCTCAGTCAACTCTAGGGCTTTACGCTGTCTCTCTCTTCGGTCTATCTGTTTTCTGGTCGCAGCACCATCCTCTAGTAATTTCTTAAGGCTGTCTTGATACTGTCTTTCGGCAGCTAATCTCGCTTCTATACCAATGTTCATTTGAGAAGTGTCGATGCCGCTGTCCTTATAAGCATCATCAGTAGCTATCGTCTTATCATCTTTGCTTATGTCAGCAGTAGCTATTGCCTTCAGTCTCTCCTCCATATCCAACTTTCTCTTAGCATAAGATTCGTCTAAAAGCTCTTGTTGGATTCCGTACAGTCTGTTTAATTTAGATTCCTCTATGATTTGTTCTTTGGTGCGACTCGTCTGTTGCCCCTTGCTGACTTTGACGTAATCTAGCCACATAGCGTAATCCTCAGCACCATTAGAGGTCATTTTGAGAAGGGTGCGCTCATCCTTGAGACCATCGTGGAACTCAGTCATCGCTTTTTTCTGTTCACGATCCTGGTCCATCTCTTTCAGATGTTCCTTGGTTCGGTCTTTAATTGACTTAGCTTGAAAGTCGGCTTCCACCTTGGCCCATTTCTTAAGCTCCTTGGCTTTGTCTTTAATCGCAGCGAGCCGCTTATTCTCCATTTCAGAGAGCTTGGTTAAAGTTTCATTCTCTCCTAAAAATGAGTTGGGGGTAGCGAAGCTGTGGACTTTACCCACATCAGACACGTTGTCCTCGCGCACCCCTTTTGCGGAAGATGAGTTGTGTATCATCTTCATCACACCGTTGCTAATTGAGCTTACTATACCGACATGGCGAATCCACTTATAGGTCGCGTCCTCAATTGCAATCAAGTCCCCCGGTTTGACTTTCTTGATGTCATTGAACACCTGGCCCACATCATCACCGAACAAACTGCTAGCGAAGGTTGCCCCGTGAGCGCCCGCGCCCAGGTGTTTGGTTTTAGCAAAATCAACAGGACTCTTGGAGACCCCTAGTCCTACTTTCGATTCCTTAGCAACCTCCCTCACCACCACGGCGCAAGCGTTCTTGACTTCTACGCCCCATTTGTCGGCTATGTAGCGGCTATCCGTATCGACCATTCCTTTAGCAGCGGCTACAAAACGAGACCTGGCTGCGTCCTGTTCGGATATTTTCTTACCTTTACTTCCCTTACCACCAGCAGCGTCTTTTAACGAGTCTGGTTCGACAGGTCTAGTATCACCAAACCCATCAGGTTTGTCAGCCAAGAATGTTTTCATCCTTTCGTCTCTGTCGCGATTTCCCTTAGCTAAGTCTTTAACAGCTCCGTGGAAATCCTTAACTCCTTTGAAGAGAAGCTTACCTCCGTCCGTCACATCTTTCCTAAAGGTTCCCATGTAATCTGTGTTCATTGCTCTGTCGATTTCGCCAATAATATCGCTCTCAACAGAAGCCATAGCTTCCTTAGATGAATCATAAGCATACCCTCGCTCACTAGCCTTGAACTGTATCCCTTTTACAGGGTCATAATGATCCCCGCCCATAGCCTCATTAACTTCCAAAAGCTTATTAAATATACCCACAAAGAAGCCATTTATTTTATTAGCTGTTGCCGCAAACATCTTTTCTACTTTGTTAAGAGCAATGTCCAACAAGATCGGCATTTTGTCCCACACTACCCCGATAGCTCCTACCGCCCCGTTCATAAACCCTATGATATTATTGCCCCATTTTGATATATCGACCCACATTCTATCAAAGACCCATTTGATATATTTTGCGATTAACATGAAAGTCATCTTAAAAACTTCGCTGACGAACTCTACAAGGGATTTGGTGCTAACTCCCATACCTTTCATCTGCTGACTCCAGAAAGCCACAGTGTATCTCAGTCCTTGTGCAATTAACTCGAAAGCAGCTAAAGCATAATCTTTCAAACTAATGACACCACCAATGCTTATCTTTATCTTGTCTGAGAAAAAGACAAGAGTCGATACCACAGCCATCACAGCAGTAGCTATCGCGACGTAAGGATTTATAGAAACAGCAAAATTAAGAGCGAGTTGAGCTACCACAGCAGTGAGTAATGTTGTAGCTAGAGCTGCTATCGCCGGGACAACAATATCCATATTGTTGGCCACAACTAACATAACCTTAGCAACAGTCTTGCTAATCCCGTAGGCTGCATCAAATTCACCTGTAACCTTTTGCATATTGTTACGAATGACGGTCATTGAATGAGCGATGGTTGGTGTGACACGAGCTATTTGTAAATCAACAGTATCAGCCATTTTCGTGAAACTGGTACTCATCACTTTCGCTGTAATCTTACCAGCAGGAGCAAGGTCTAAAAGCTCACCTCGCGTTACACCAAGCTCTTTAGCGAAAGCATCCATAGCAGAAGGCATAAGTTCCATTACGGAGCGGAACTCATCACCATCGAGTTTGGTCTTATTGAAAGCTTGACTCAACTGAAGCATCGCTGCTCCACTCTCTTCAGCAGTAGCGCCACCTAACAGCAGCATCTTTGAAGCTGTCTCAGTAATCCTCATTGATTCTTTTTGACTCAACCCTAAGCCCTGTACAGCCCTGTCGATGCGCTGGAAGGTTTGGGCGAAATCTTCAACAGGAGCCATAGCTCGATTAGCTGCTGCAAAGGTCTCGTCCATCACCCTGTTATAGTTGGCTGTGCTCGTGGTGACGTTCTTAAGTTTGTTCCCAAGTGATGTGTATGCATCAGCCCATCTAGTCAGGTATTTCAGGCTAAAACCGACCCCGATCAAAGAAGCCCATCTAGAAATCTGGGAGATGAGTTGAGCACCGTCAGCAAGCACACCTCTGCTCATTTTACGATGCTCGACCGCGTATTTTGCAGCAGCATTCGCGTTTCTCAAAAGCTGAGTTTTGTATCTCATCTGAGCA